TTTGTAATAAGGTAATAGGTTCATTTTTTTCTTGATATAAAATAGACATTTTACCATCTCTTTTATAACCATATACAAAATTTGAAGGAATATCTTCAATATAATTTCCTTTTTGATATAAAATTGTATTTTTGTCAGTATATACAATATTACCGATAATTGGTTTTTCTTCATATCTAAATATAGTATCTTGACAAAAAGAATTGTATCCAAATAAAAACAAAAATATAAAAAATACAGGATTCATATGTTACCTAAATTTAAATTGTAACAATATGAATGAAATGACTTCTTTATAATAAATATTTTCTAGAGCGTAAAAATGGGAGCCGAAACTCCCATAATTTTTCATAATTAATTTTAAAATTCTAATACAGCGTAATCATATTTTAATGTTAATTCAATTTGAACTGATTCTTCTGTGGTCCAATCCATTGTTCCAAAATTTGAATCTGCGATGAATGCTCCTTTTAATAACCATTCTTCTATTATTTCACCAGTTGGTGAAAGTGAATTAAATCTAATATCTTTTTTATATTGTGTACTATATCCATCTCTACCAGTTAATGATTCATGATGTAATCTTACCCATTCCATTACTGACTGAGCTCCTGATGGTACTATTGGATCATATAATGTAATTGATAAATCTTGCCATCTTGTTTTACCCTTTAACTTTCTTTCAACGTTAATGTGGTCTAATAATACTTCCCCATTAGTTAAAGAAGGTCTTGCAGCTGCTTTTATAATATAAGTAGGAATATCACTAATATACATGATAAATCTATTGGTATACTTAGGCTCCCAATCAAACGCTCTATCAAATAATTCGTTTTGTTCAATTCCTGGTAATTCTTGTTCTAATGCCATTTTTTATCCTATTTCTTTTATATAAATATTCATTTCTTAAATTTTATTCTGGAAATGAAGCACCAGTTGGTTGAATATTAAAGTCTAATACTATAAATTCTGCAGTTCTGGTTGGTTGTAAAAATATTTGTCCATATAATATATTTTGATCTATTAAATCTGGAGTGTTATTTGTTGCATCCATTACAACTCTAAATGCAAACAATCCTTGCTGCGTTCTTACACTTTCTAAATATGGATTTGCTATTGCTAAAAATTTATTTCTTGTTTCAACTGTATTTTGTTCAAATACTAAAAATTTAGTAGCTGATGCTATAAATTTCTTAACTGTTATTAATAATCTTCTAACATTTACTCTATCTAAAGCAGATGGTCTTGCTTGTAATGTTTTTTGTCCCCAAATACATATTCCTTGATTTGGAAAGTTTGCAATTGGATTTACACGATCTTCATACAATTCATCTCTATCTGATTGAGTTAATTTTTCATATGTATTAATTACAGATGTTAAACTACCTCTATTTAATCCTGCAGGTGCATACCATGGAGCTGATACTGCATCATTAAATGATATAGCTCCAGGAACTACAACTGACGGTGGAACAAATATTGGTTTATTCTTACCAGCATCTACTATTCTTACCCATGGGAAATATGTTGCAACATAATTAGAATCAATTGAAGTAACTTGATTAGTTACAGTTGATATTGAGTCTGTTAATGCTCCTGCATCCATTATATAGAATGTGTCTTGTCTATCTTCTGCTAATTGTCTAGCTTCTGCAGTTACATTTGAATGCAATCTATCAATTACTCCTGGTGTTATTAACATGTTAATATCAAAGAAGTCTGTATTTGAAAGAGCTGCAAATGCTTTTCTATATGCTTTTGTTCCTGTTGCCGTAGAAGTACTACAATCAAATCCTAATGTATTTGTTGAAGTTATATTAGTTCCTTTTAATTTTGGAAGGTTTGGTCTTGTACCATCAAATGCTCCTTGGAATGGTACCATAAACTTTCTAGTTCCAATTGCAACATTAGAAGCAAATGTTCCTGCTGTTAATACTGTCTGTAATGAGCCTGTATATGGTGCAGTTATACTTGGGAAATTTGATGATGTTGCTTGTAACATATCTCCTAAATAAAAGTCTACATTAGATCCTGTATTTGAACCTGATGTTGGTAATGGAGCTAGATAATTTAAGTTATTTAAATTAGTATAATCAAATCCAAAATAATTTTTAGAATTATATGCTCCGCCTACTACTTGTGATGTTGCATATGATGTTGCTGCTAAATTAACTAAATCTGCAGACCCAGTTGCATCTGGAATTGGAGAATTTAATGATCTAAATCCAAATGGTACCAAAGAAGGATCTGTTGCTTTTTCTTTTACATTTTCTGTTACTTCAACTCTTATATATTTAGATAAATTTGGATATTCTCCATTATCAAAAATTTTGCCATTAGCATCAATTGTTCTAAATTGATCTCCAATTCTTCTTACTATATAATTTGGAGAATCAGGATCTAAATTAATATTGCTATACGTTTCTAATATTTCTGGTGATCTATCTGTGTCGTCAGAATCAAATGGTGATAATGGTATATTATTACTATTTACTTTTCTAACTTCAACGGTAAATGTACCATATCCATTTGGATCAGAAACTTCTGTTGCTAATTTTACATCTCTAATTCCTACTTTTACCTCATAGTTTTCATATTTACCATGTGATAATGTATGAAACTTAAATAAGTTAACAGATGCTCCTCCAGCTACTTGTTGAGAATTAATAAATGGAGTAGATGCTGCTTGGAAATCTTGTGCAAAATCATAATTTTCAATAAGCCCAAGTGTCAATGTAACATCTTTAGCATCATTAAATGTTGAAAATGCATTTTTATTTTCATATTGTACATATACTGGATAATCAACTGATTTTGGATTTCTACCAAATATTTTTGTTATATAATTATTTGCAGTGGAGTCAATTGATGCTGAAATAAAGTCTGTTGATAAATATGCAGAATATCCAGGTATAGATGAATCAGTAGCAAATGAACCTGAAACTTTAATTTTTAATGATCCAGAAGCTAAATCTTCTAATGCTGTTTTTTCAAATACGTTGTTACCATCACCAACCGTGGAAACTGGTTGAGTAGGATGTAATAAATGAGTAACAATTGGTGTTCCTGACGCTGAAGTAGCAATAACTGCTAATGCTCCATTGTCTAATTGATATCCATCTTCATATAATAATCTTGTTACTGTTACTACTCCTGCATTTTTTAAATATTCTTCTACAGTGAATGGTACATATGATTCATCGGTATATCCGCCAAACGTTTCTCTAAATTCAGAAAATGATCTTATTTGTGTTGGAACTTGTGCTGGTCCTTTAACTGTTGATCCAACAACAGCTGCTCCAATTTCACTAACTCCTCGTTGTAAAAATGATTGATCTGTTTCTTGCGTAAATACACCTGGCGATACTATTCTTTCAGCCATTAGTTTTTCTCCTATAATTATGTTTATTATAAATATGTTTCATAAACTGAAAAAACTATGAAACAGGGGTAAAAGTACCTTCTTCAAGATTGATTTGTCCATCACCATATTTTTCTTTCAATGAATCCATTAAAGTTTGTTCTTCATTTCTTAATGTTTCTAATTCATTAAAAACTCTAGTTTTTTCAGATGTAATTAATTCTAATTGTTTATTTAAACTATATTCATCTGTTGCAATCATACCTATTGTATTGGTTGTTTCTGCATATTTTGATCTTAATTCCATTATAGAATCTAAATCTTTTTGTTCTAATTTTTTTGTTTCCATTGTTATAACCTTATTTTATATTATTATATTAAAAATTTTTATATTTTCCTAGTTATCCGGTAAATACCATTAAATATTTAGATCCAGATGCTGATCCTGCACCACTACCTGACAACCATAATGTTCCAACTACGCTTGGTTCTGATGTTGGTAATCCTTGCAATGATGAACTTCCAAACGCACTAATGGTTCCACTTGCACTTATATCACCAGAAGCAGTTATATTTGTAAATGTTTGAAGTGAGCTTGAAATTAATCCGCTTGGTAATTGAGATGATCCTGATATTATTCCGGTTGGCAAACCTACATATTCATTTGCTGTTACTGTTCCACTTGAACTTATATTTCCTGATGCAGTTAAATTAGTTATAGGTGCTGTATTTATATTCAATGATCCTGATATAGTTACATTGTATGCTTCAGCTCCTGTTAATGCGTCAGTTAATTGTGTTATTTGTGTGGCAGTAATTCTTCCGCCATTAGTTATTCCGGTATTTGATATTGTATTTGCCATGCTATTTTCTTTGGTTTATTATAAATATAACTTAAACTCCAAATCTACCTCGTAATGCGTTGTAGTTGTGTAGGATTTCTTCTGCTGATAATGATTTGTTATATAATTGAAGACTTGCTATATTTGCATTTAAATTAGTGCTTAGAGCATTATCTCTACCTATTTCAAAATTAGTATTATCCGATGCTGGGATTCCTGTTTCTGCTAAACTACTATTAAAAACTCCATTTTGATATGCCTTTATTAAACCCTCAGATGTTGACCATGTAAAGGTCATATTATACCAAACACCAGTAGTAGTAACAATAACAAATCTTTTTCGAGTTGCACCACCATTATTATACATATCCCATCTAGAAAATTGTGGTCTATTATATAACCAAAACATAGGAGTAGATCCTCCAGACCCTCCATAAAAATGCAATATTGGCATACCTGTACCACTACCTTGTTGTTGTTTATACCAAAGATTTATAGTATAAGCTGAATTAACCATATTCCATATAGATCCTAGATTCGAAAAACCTATATAACCATCAGTACCATCAAAATCAAATGAGGAAGGAGATCCATCTTGCCATGTTGCGTCTGTAGCTACAGAACCAGATACAGAACTATCTACTGTATTAAATGTTGTTGTAGTACCAGTACTTGGTATAGTACTTGCCCTATTTGCAGCATCAATATTAAACACCAATCCATCAGAAATAATATCTGTTGT